ACACGCCGACCTTTAAACTGAAATACCTGACGCAGTTCAAGGGCAAAAAAGCCCTGTTGGAACTGGAAAGCGTAACCAGTGGCAAACTGGGCTTGTTTTCAACCAAAAACGACGACTTTTCCGTCCCTGAAATCGACTTCACGGCACAAACCGATGAAGCGGGCTTTAAAGTCGGTACGTTGTGGATTCAAGAGTAATCACGCAGACCGTCCGAAAGGGCGGTCTTTTTATTTGACCTGAATTAGGAAGCGAAAATGACAGTACGAATTAAAGGCGTAACCGTTGAACTGAACGGCACAAATTACGTTATCCCACCTATCGCACTTGGCGCGCTGGAGCAGTTGCAAGAACGTATCGGTACGTTTGACGGCAACGTCCAAGACGCAAAACAAATCTCTACCGTTATCGATTGCGCCCATGCCGCTATGAAACGCAATTATCCCGACATGACGCGTGAAGAAGTCGCCGACTTAATCGACATCGGCAACATGAATGAAGTGTTTGCCGCCGTGATGGACGTTTCAGGCTTGAAACGCAAAGAGCAGGAAGCCGCACAAGCGGGGGAAGTTCAGACGGCGGACTGAGTTTCGGCGCGATGATTGCCCACGTCTGCGCCTCTACGGGGTGGACGTGGGACTACGTCGCCGAAAACTTGGATTTGCCGCGAATCCAGCACCTGAACGAGTATTGGCGAGAACACCCGCCCGTACATATCTTGGTTGCCTCGTACATGGGCATTAAGCCGTCGTCAGGCATCGCACAAAGCGAAGCGGACGAAGCCGAAGCCATCGGTATGCTTGGCGGCAACGAACTGTCTGAAGATGAATTTAATGCCCTGCTGAAAGCGAAAGGAATCATCTAATGGGTAATGCGATTTTCCCCACGTTTCCCGGCTTAAAGTGGGGGCGGAAGAAAACGGCGGTATGGAGTACCGGGACGCAAAAATCAGCGAGCGGTCGTGAATTGCGAACCGCCTACTACACCTACCCGCAATGGCGGTTTTCCCTGTCGTTCGAGGTGTTGCGGACGAAAGCGTCTGTAAACGAGTTGGAAAAACTGGCGGGATTCTTTAATGCCCGTAAAGGCAGCTTCGAAAGTTTCCTTTACGAAGACCCGACCGACAACGCCGTAACCGACCAGCCTATCGGAAACACGGTGCAGGGCGTTACGCGTTATCAGCTTGTCCGTTCGATGGGCGGTTTTATCGAGCCTGTGTTGGCAGTCAAGGAACGACCCGCCGTCAAAGTGGGCGGCGTAGCGTTGACGTATGGGCGCGATTACACCGTTACCGATAAAGGCGTTTTGGTTTTCAACACGCCGCAAACACCGGGTCGTCCGATTACATGGACGGGTGGTTTTTATTTCCGCGTGAGATTCACATCTGACACAGTGGATTTTGAAAACGTTTTGGGCAGCCTGTGGGCAGCCAAAAAGATTGAGTTTACGAGTGTGAAGTTATGAAGACAGCGACAAAAGAACTGATTGACTTGCTACACGGTAGCGACGAGTTTCAGATGGCGGATTTGTACACCATCACGCTTTCTGGCGGGCAGGTGCTGCGCCATACCAGCGCAGATATGCCCGTCGTTTGGGATGGGCAGACCTACGAAGCGCATAAGCTGATTATCAAGCGCGGGGCAACCCGTATCGCTGTCGGCTTGGACGTGGATTCCAACACACTGCAAATCGCCTCCGACCCTGATTACAGACTTGAGGGATTGCAATGGGCTGAAGCTGCTTTGGGCGGCGTGTTGGACGGCGCGCGGGTCAAGATAGACCGCGTTTTCTTTGGCGTCGGTGCGTCATCTATTGGCAATATGGTTGAGGACGCAAATACCGTCTTAGAGGTTTCTGGCGTGAATCGAACCGAGACCAAAACGCTACAAGTTCGTGGCGATTTGCCGAATGAGTTTGTTTTGTCATGTGATATTGCGCTTGAAAACGCAACGTCAATCTACGGCAAGCCCTATCCGCGTATCGGTGCTGAGTTGTCTGTTACCTATACGGACAATTCCGTCGGCTATTTTAGCTGCTGGTACGAAGATGCGGTCAACGGTAGTACAAAAACACTGTCTGATCGCATTTCGGCAAAACACGAAATCCCCGCAGGCAAGACGGTCAAGGAAATACGCAGCCTGATTATACAGGCGCGATATCAAACGTCTGATTCCATTAGGATTTCGGGCGTTGATTTGCGGTCGGCTGCCGATGTGATCGGCTCTCTTGCCGAACTTCGCCCCGTTGGTGCTGTGAATATCTTTTCTGGGCGCGTGTCGGACGTATCGGGTAGCAGGTCGTCTGTAAAGGTTGACGTCAAATCTGACATCGAACTTTTGAACGTATCAAGCCCGCGCAACATCTATCAGGCGGGCTGTATGAGAACGCTGTATGACGAGGGCTGCAAGGTCAACCGCGAGAAATTCACGGTGGACGGTCGTGTAACGGAAAACAGCCAAACAGGCAATGCGCTGAAACACAATCTGACGCAGCCTGACGGGTGGTTTTCGCAGGGCGTGATTAAGTTTACGAGCGGTCGAAACGCAGGCTTGAGCAGGACGGTTAAGGCGCATAGCGGCAATACGTTCGAGTTTGCCCTACGCCTACCCTACCCGCCGCAAGCAGGCGATGTGTTCAAGGTTTATCCGGGCTGCAATAAGCGTCAGGATACTTGCAAAAACAAATTCAATAACGTCGTGCATTTTCGCGGATTCCCGTATATCCCGTCTGCTGACACGGTGGTTTAAGAGGTCGTCTGAAATGGATTTGAGAGAACAAATCATCGAAGAGGCGCGGTCATGGCTTGGTACGCCCTATCATCATTTCGCAATGGTCAAGGGCGCGGGCGTGGATTGCGCCATGCTGCTTGCCGGTGTTTACGGCGCGGTCGGTATCGTCCCCGATGACTTCACGCCGCCCAAATATTCCCGCGACTGGCACCTGCACCGCGACACAGAGCGGTATTTGGAGGTCATCGCCAAGTTTTGCAGAGAGACGGATGATCCGAAGCCCGGCGACATTGCTATGTGGAAGTTCGGGCGCACGTTTAGCCATTCCGCCATCTTGGTTGGCGACGGCAAAATTATTCACAGCTACATCGGGCGTGGTGTGGTTTTGGACGACATCAATCAGCCCGAACTTGACGGGCGCGAAGTGAAATTTTTTACGTTGGAGGTACTGAATGAACATTGAAGTATCAGCCTACGGGCTAGGCGGTGGTAGCGGTGGTAGCGGTGGTGGCGGGAGTTATGACGACACAGCAATCAAACAGGAATTGTCACGAATCAGGCAGGCGGTAGCAGTTTTGCCGAGCAGCGCGCCGTATGACGACGCCGAAATCAAAAAAGAACTGGAAGCCGTCAAGAAGCAACTTTCTGACCTGCCTAAGGGCGGTGGTGCAACATACGACGACAGCGACTTGCGAAAACAGCTTGCCGCCGCCGTAGCGCGTATCGATGAAATTGCCGACACCCGCAAAGAGTATCAGGCGGCGTATGTCGCGCGGGCGGACTTCCTGACAAATCCCGCAAACAATGAATTTATGACGGTCAAGTTCAAAAAACCGTTCAGCAAAAAGCCGTTTGTTAAAGTGACTTTGGATTTAGTGACTGCACAAGCGAGAATTTCGTATCAGGGCAATGCAACAGAAACAGGCTTTGATATTGCAACCAACTACGCAGGCTCTTTGCTTGGCTTGTGGTACGAGGCGCATTTAGTAGATTGATATTTAGAGGTTTTCTATGGGCGGTAAATCATCAACCATTACATCGGCAGAAGAACGGATTTTATCGTTACAGGTACAACAGTCGTCGCAAGGGCTTACCCTGCCTGTCATCTACGGCAGAACCCGTGTAGCCGGAAACCTGATTTGGTACGGCGACTTTGTTACCATAGAAAACAAAACCACAACACAGCAAGGCGGCAAAGGCGGCGGCGGTGTGAAGCAAGTCGATATTGCTTACACCTACGAAGCCGCCGTCATGCTTGCTCTATGTGAGGGCGAAATTCAAGGCGTCGGTCGTATTTGGCGCGATAAGGAAAAGTTCGACTCGCTGGCACAGTTGCGTCTGACGCTTATGCGCGGCGGCGACGAGCAGCCATTATGGACGCATTTGGCGCAGGCGAAGCACCAAAACCAAGCCTTGAACTATTCCGGCACCGCCTACCTATGCAGCCCAAACTACGAACTGACGAAATCCGCGCAGATTTATCAGCATAATTTCGAGGTCATCGGCAAGCTGGGCTACTCAGGCAACATCCCTGACGCAAACCCGCGCGATATTATCCGAGACCTGCTGACGAACCAACGCTATGGCTGCGGATTCCCCGTTGACAGCATTGGCGACACCGACCGATACAGCAATTATTGCCGCGCGGTCGGTATTTTTCTAAGCCCCGCCTACACGGAACAGGGCGAGGCGCAACGGAACATTTCCGAACTGCTGGAACAGACCAACAGCGCAGCGGTGTTTTCGCAAGGTCGTCTGAAAATCGTCCCTTACGGCGACGGCAATTATTCAGGTAACGGCGCGGCATATGTTGCCGATAACAAGGCATTATACGACCTGACAGATGACGATTTTATCGTTTCAGGCGCGGAAGACCCTGTAAGCGTCGAGCGCAAAACCAATGCCGATGCGTTTAACCAAGTCCAAGTCGAGTATCTCGACCGCGATAATGACTACAACGTCGCCATCGCCGAAGTGAAAGACCAGGCAAATATCGAGCAGTACGGATTGCGCCCAAAAGAAGCCGTCAAAATGCACGGCATTTGCGACGGCAAGGTAGCGCAAAAGGTAGCCCAACAACTGCTGCAACGCGCCCTGTACGTCCGCAATGAATATGAGTTTAAGCTGGGTTGGAAATATTGCCTGCTTGAGCCGATGGATATTGTAACCCTGACTGACGCAGGGCTTGGCTTGAATAAAACGCCCGTCCGAATCACGGAAATTGAAGAGGATGAAGAGGGTGTTTTATCCGTCAAGGCTGAAGACTACCCCGTCGGTGTGTACACAACGTCGGAATACCCGACGCAGCCGTCTTTGGGCTATTCGGCAGACTACAACGTTTCGCCAGGTAATGCCCATGCGCCTGTTATCTTCGAAGCCCCGTTGCAACTGACAGGCGGCGAACCGCAAATTTGGATGGCAACCGCCGGCGGCGATATGTGGGGCGGTGCTGAAGTGTGGGTGTCAACCGACGGCGACAGCTATACCCGCGTCGGCGCAGTCAATCACAAGGCGCGTTTCGGATCGCTGACGGCTGCTTTGCCGAATGGTGCGGTTTTCGACCGTACCAACACTCTGAACGTGGAAATTTCAGCGGGTCAAATGACAGGCGGCACGGAGCAGGACAGCCGCGATTTGCTGACGTTGTGCTACGTTGACGGCGAATTTCTGGCATATGCCAATGCCGAACTGAAAGGCGTAGGACGCTACACATTGGGCAACCTGACGCGCGGCGCGTATGGCTCTGCTATTGACAGCCATGCGGCGGGTAGTAAGTTCGCGCGTATTGACGAAGCATTGTTCAAGTATGCCGTTCCGCGTAACTGGATTGGTCGCACGGTTTGGGTCAAGCTGGTTTCGTACAACGTTTTCAGCGGCGGCATTCAAGATTTGGCATCTGTTCCCGCGTATTCCTACACCATTAAAGGTGCGCCGCTGGGGCAGATTCAAAATCTGCGCCTGTCGTCTTCGTGGGCGTACGGCAAAGAAGCCGTCATCGCTTGGGACAAGTTGGACGGGGCGGACACCTACGACGTGGAAATCTACGCAGGCAACAGCCAACGCCGTTTGCGGGCAATCAGCGGTATTGTGGACAACAGCTACACCTACACTCAGGCGGATATGAAAGCCGACGGCGGGCAGGTGCGTGATGTTGTTTTTAAGGTTCGCGGTCGAGCGGTTACCGGGAAGACGGGAAACTGGGCGCAAATCGCGGCGCAAAATCCGCAACTGCAAGCATTGCAAGGCATTTCCGTTGACAGCGGTTTGAAGCAGGCGTTTTTTACCTGCCAAAAACCCGCTGAAGAAGACTTTGCAGGGATTATCGTTTGGGTTTCCGAAAATGCAGCCGTACCGACCATAGACGCAAACAAAGTCTATGACGGCGCGGAAACGTTTGTAACCATCGCAAAATGTAACGGCAACCCGCTTGAGAAAGGAAAGACATACCACGTTCGCGCCGCAGGCTATGACAGCTTCGGCAAAGATGCCCTAAAAGTCAGCAATAGCGTGTCTTTTACCGTCTATGACGTAAACACGACCGACCTATCAGAAAGCAATCTGAACAAGGCTTTGCGCGACAAAATCGCCCTGATAGACGGCAACGGCGCGGGAAGTGTAAACGCACGAATCGCAGCCGAAGCACAGGCACGGGCAGCGGTCGCTCGCACGGCAGAAGACGCAAAAGCCGCAGCGAAAAAAGCTGCAGACGACCTGACTGCAAAAGCCGCTGAACTTGGAAACAAGGTAGCAGCAGTCGAGCGAGTGAATAACGAACAGGCGCAGCAAATCAGGACGGTTACAGCAGCGCAAGGCACGACCGCCGCAGGCTTGGAGGCTGAAAAGAAAGCGCGGGCAGACGGCGACAGGGCAGAAGCTGCGGCGCGTGAAACGTTGGCAGGTCGTGTATCTACGGCTGAGGGCAACATCACACGCGAGACACAGGCGCGGGTTACAGCAATTAACGCCCAAACCGCCGCAACGGAAGCCCTGAAAACACGGGTCGGCAATACTGAAAGCAGTATCACAGCATTGCGCGAAACCGTTAATCAGAAAGACAGTGCGAGATCGTCTGAAATCCAAACGCTGACCGCGAAGATTGACGGTGTTTCGGTTGGTGGCCGCAACTACGCCCTATCAACAGGAACGCCCGGCAAAGTGCTGACAGTGAGCGGGAATAATCAGACTAAAAACGTCACAATCGACGTTTCGTCTGCTTTGGAACTGAAGCAAGGCGACAATCTGATTATCTCGTGCGATATCGAACTGACGAACGCTACATCGCCATACGGCAAGCCCTACCCACGAATCGGCGCGGAATTTTCCGTCACCTATGCCGACAACTCTATCGGGTATTTTGCCGCGTGGTACGATGAAGCCGTCAGCGGTACGACTAAAACGCTGAAACAGCGTATTGTCGCCAAACACACGGTTGCCAAAGAGGTCAAGGCTCTGCGTAACATCATCGTTCAGGCACGGTATCAAACATCGGAATCCATCAAGGTTTCAAATGTGAAACTGGAGCGCGGAACGGTAGCGACCGATTGGACGCCCGCCCCTGAAGATGGCGAGACTGCAACTGCTGACGCACTGAATCAGGCGCGACAAGATGCACAAGCCAAAGCCGATGCAGCAAAATCAGCGGCAGAAGCGGCAGCGCAAGCTAAGGCAGATGCGGCTAAAGCGGCAGCTATTGCAGCAGCATCAAATGACGCACAGTCAAAAGCAAACGCAGCTAAAGCAGAAGCTATTGCCGATGCAGCAGCCAAAGACGCGCAGATTAAACATGAGGCGGTGGCTGATGCACAAGCCAAGGCTGACGCGGTTAAAAAAATCGCAGAAGCCGCGCAAAAAACTGCTAATGATACCAAAGCAACGGTTCAGGTAGTTCAGACGACCTTAACTAAAGCAACGGGCGACATCAAATCGCTTGGCGAGCGTATCACGACAGCCCAGTCGACCGCTGACGGCAATAAAGCGACGGTACAAGCCCATGCACGCAGTATCAACGGTTTGGAGGCGCAGTACACTGTCAAGGTTGACGTTAATGGCAAGGTAGCGGGCTATGGCTTGGCAACCACGCCGAAAAACGGCACGCCTGAAAGCAAGTTTATTGTGAATGCCGACCGTTTCGGTATCGGCGCACCGGGCAAAGCCGACGTTTTCCCGTTTACGGTTGATACGCGTCAAAACCGTGTCGGCGTGAATGGCGAACTGGTGGTAAACGGCAAGGCGATTGTCGATAGATTGAACGCTGGGGATATTCACGGCGACAAAATCACGGCAAACACGCTGAACGCAAACCGCCTAACCGCTGGAAGCGTTACTGCGCGTGAAATGGCGGCGGGAAGTATTACCGCTGAAAAACTGGCAGCAAACTCTATTACAGCCGATAAACTTAAAGCAGGTTCAATCACGTCCGACAAGTTAGCAGTTAGAACCTTATCGGCTGTAAGCAGTGATTTGGGCGATATAAATGCGGGCAACATCAATATCGGCAACGGTGCTTTTACTGTGTCGAGAGATGGCGATTTATATGCAAAAAACGGGCGTTTTGAGGGTACGATTTATGCGGACAAAATCGAAGGAGATGTTCTGAAGTTCCTGTCGTTTCAAAGGACAGGGGTGGGGCGATATTTTCTGCGTTACCACAATAAAAGCAAGAAGAATATTATCCTATCGCTTCAAAACTTATCTTTCACAACGCCTAACAGTAAATCAAGTTATTGGGTAGTGATTAAAATTAATGGAGTGGTTGCCGTTAATAAAGAATGTTGGTCTGTGTTTTCTTATGTGAACAGTGCTGGGCATGATGATTATCGGGGTTTGTTTTACAACATCCCATATCTATCAGTCATTTCCCCTGGTGATGTTGCGGATGTTGTAGTCGAGGTAGACCACGAATATACAAATCCTGTTCGTCGCATTTCAAGCAGAGTTCCGATAGATGTTGAAAGTACGCCATATGTCCTTGTGGCTATGGGTTAACCTTATAGGAGTTTATTATGAAAAAAGTTGTTGCAATTAACCACGAAATCGAAGACGAAAGCACCGGAGCGGTCGCAAGATACCATGTGATTGAGTATGTCAGCATCGACTACAAATCACACGCCGCAAGCGCAACCCTTAACGGCTATGTGTCTAAAAAGGCGTATGAGGCAGGGCGAAACCCACTCTGTTCGCATACTGTTTCCGTCAACGGCTTACCGGAGAGTGAGGAAGTTTCACGCGCTTGGATGTATCAGAAAGCCGTCGAGCAAGGGAACGACCAAAGCGTCTTTTCAGGTGCCGAGTTGATTGAAGCCTAATCTAAATTTGAAACAACGCCCGTGATGATTCATGGGCTTTTTTATGGGCGGTCGCATGAACGATTTAGAAACAAAAATCAAGATAACCGTCGAGAACGGCACGGCTGCGGGCTTTAATCAGGCGGCAAACTCTGCGGCGAATGCTTCCAAGCAGATTGAAAACGCTATCGGGCAGGTGCGATCAGAATTGACGCGCAGCTTTTCCGAAATGCAGAAATCGATGGAAAAGGCGTTCGACATTGATATGTCCGATTTTGTCGGGGGCGTCAGCGACGGCAAGGAAAAGGTTAGTGAACTGAACGCCGAACTTGCCAAGACAGGCGATAAGGCGGAAGAGGCGGCGGGCGGGCTGGGTAAAATCGGTACGCTTTTAGCCGGATTTGCATCGGTGTCTTTTGCGAAATCCATGCTTGATACTGCCGATGCCATGCAGTCAATAAACAGCCAAGTCCGACAAGTCACGTCGTCTGAAACGGAGTATTTAGCCGTACAGCGTCAGCTTTTGGACGTGGCAAACAGCACCCGTGCATCGCTTGAATCAACGTCAAGCCTGTACGTTTCGACAAGTCGTGCCTTAAAAGACTACGGTTACACGCAACAGGAAATCTTGCAGTTTACCGAAGCGACGAACAACGCTATGACTATTGGTGGTGTTCAGGCGGAGCAGCAAGCCGCCGCGCTTTTACAGTTATCGCAAGCGTTAGGCAGCGGGGTATTGCAAGGCGATGAATTTAAATCCATTGCTGAAGCCGCTCCTATCCTGCTTGATACTATTGCGGAATATATGGGTAAATCCCGCGCTGAAATTAAAAAGCTGGGCAGCGAGGGCGAACTGACGGCGGATGTGCTGTTTAAAGCTATATCAGGCGCGTCGGAAAAATTCGGCGAGCAGGCAGCAAAAATGCCCATGACGATGGGTCAGGCTCTGACGGTTTTCCAAAACAACTGGCAAAGCATGATTTCTAGGCTGCTGAACGACAGCGGCGCGATGTCCGGCATCGCCTCCATTATCAAACTGATTGCGGATAACCTTAACTTGGTTGTCCCTATCATGGCGGGATTCGCGGTTGCTGTTACCGCTGCGACGGCACAGGTCATCGGCTTAAATGTTGCCATGCTTGCAAACCCATTCGGATTGATTGCAGTCGCCATCGGTGCGGTTATCGGCTTGATTGCCCAATTCGGCGACCAAATCGACATTTTCGGCGGTGGCTGGTCAAACCTGCTTGATGTGATTCAGGCGGTTTGGCAGGCAATTACAGAAACCATCGGCGCGGCGATTGAAGAGATAAAGGCTTGGTTTGGTGGCGTAACAGACTGGCTGAATGAGAATGTCGGCGGCTGGTCGGCATTGTTTAGCCGTGTTATGTCGGCGATTGCAACGGTTGTCGGTGCATATGTCAACGCCTACATCAACACGTTTGCAACAGGCTGGATGCTGATTAAAGAAGCCGCAAACAATATGCCGCAGTTTTTCGCTAATCTCGGTAAGTTAATCGGCAACGCTTTTCTGTCTGCGATTGAGTGGATGATAAACAAAGCAATCGGCATGATTAACGGCATGATTGACTATGCCAACGCAGCCGCGTCGATGGTCGGCGGTTCGGGCATTAAAAAGCTGGATAACGTCGACCTAAAAAGGATGGACGATGGCGGGCTTGGCGGTCGAATCTCTGACAGCATGTCAAAAGACCGTGTTGGAAGCGCAGTTGACAACATCAAAGCCCGCGCTGCTCTGGTTCACGAACGAAAAGCCATGCGCGGCGGTGGTGGCGGAGGTGGGAGCATACCGAAATCCCGCGTCCCGTCAGGTGGTGGTGGTGGTAGTGGAGGTGGTGGAAGTGGTCGCAAAGGCGGCGGGCGTAAGGGCAGAAGCGGCGGCGGTCATGCCGGCGCAGCCAAAGACCCGATGCAGGCATGGGAAGAAGAAATCAAAGCCCAAAAGCTGGCACACCGTGAAATGCAGCGAGACACGCTGAATCATCAAGAATGGGATTTGGCGCGGGAAGCCGCTTACTGGCGCGCGAAACTGGCAACGGTTGACGCAGGCAGTAAAACAGGCTTGAAACTGCGTGAGAAAATCCTGACCCTCGAAGACCAGCTATCCAAGCAATCGACAGAAGCCAAAATCAATCAGGTGGCGGCATGGGAGAAGCTGGATAAGCACAAGCTGGATATGGAAAAGGACGCGGCAGACC